CAAATTTTGCGTTGGCTCTTGCCGATTCTACAATCAGCATTCCCCTTATAGACTTGTCAACTATGATGCCAGTTCTTATGGGTATGTTAGGATTAGGTGCAATGCGTACCGTAGAGAAAACTAAAGGGGTAAAGAATGGCACTACCTAAACCAGACCCCAGTCGTTACCGTGGCGGTCAGAGAAGTAGAACTTACCAAGAAGACTTAGCAGCGTGGCAAGCGACACAAACCCCTGAGCTTGAAGAAGTTGTAAGCTTAGACAGTGCCTTTGATACGGAAGCTGACCCCCTTTTGACTGAGTACGATTTTAGTTCTATGGACTTATCTTCTTTAGGTGCTTTGTTTCCAGAAGGTAGCTCTCTTGGCGAAGGTGTTACGGAAGAAAGACTAGAAGGTTTTGGTGTTCAGTTACAGGAAGATATGTTAGCTGGTGTAGGTAAAACTAGAGAAGACTTTGATGAAGAAACTTTAGCTGACCCTATTAAGTTTAATACTGAATATCAGCAGCTGCTTACAGAACAGAACCAAGAAAACAGAAACCAGCTTTATTCTTTGTATAAAGAAGACGGAGGAGATTTTCAAGAGGCTTATGATTCAGCCCCTACTAACTCTCAGTTGTCTTTTTTGCATAAACTTTATAATGAAGACACTCTGTCGCGTGACAAGTATTTAGAACTATCTGCTCAGGTTTTAACAGCAAAAGCTCCTGAGCCTTTAACTTATTTTGTACAGAACAATAAACTGTATCAGGTGCCTACTACTTTTACTGACGATGATAGTGCTTTATTCTTTGCACGAGAAGTGGTACTTTTCCCTGAACAAGAACACGGGGCAACCTCTGAGCATTATCTAGCGTCTGACGATGAAAACTTTTTAAGAGCGTTGGGCAGTACTAATGATGAAAGTGCAGACACACGTTCTAGTTGGGTAAAGGCTCGTGATAGTGTCATTGTTCCTATGGTACGTACTGCCGCTTCCGTAGCAACTGGTGGTCAATCAGAGCAGCTTTACTCTGCCATTAAACTAGCTTCAGGTGAAACACTACATGGTTCTGACTACGCTAACTTAGCTCTAGGTGGTTTGGAACAAACAGGTGTTATTACTCCCGATGCAACAGCGCTAGACCCAACGACAGGACAAGAGATTCTTGTACCGGGCACTGGTTTGGGTAGCTTAACATACGACCAAACAACAGGATTGATTGACGCAATCGGTAACCAAGATGTCTTAGGAGCTGCTTTAGCTCTTGAAGGTGACAATCTTATTACTGATAACTTAGAAGCAATCGGTATACCCCCTGCACTTGCTACCGACCCTGACTTTATTGAGGGTACAAAGGCAGCCTTAGAAACTGCTATAGAAGGTGGTGACTTCCAAGAAGCTTTGGAAGATGGTTTAGTAGAATACATAACTGAAGGTGGTGGCTTTGGTGGTGTTCCTGACATAGACGTTGGTGACCTTTCTTCCGTTTTAGACCCTATCGTAGACGTAGTTGAGAACGTAGGAGATGCTTTACAGCCTGTCTTTGATGGTGTGGAAGATGTAGCTCAAGTAGTTGGTGACATTGCCGAGGACGTACTGATAGACCCAGCAGACGACATTATTGACTTATTAGGTAGCGAGGTAGTCGACCCTATCCTCCAAACGGTAGAGCCTGTTGCGGAAGTAGTGGAAGATACTATTATCGACCCAATAGATGATGCCTTGGACTACGTTGGTTCTGAGTTTGTAGACCCTACATTACAAACTGCTGAGGATGTTGCACAGGAAGTAGGGGACGTTATCGAGGACGTTAGTCAGGGTGTAGGTGATGTCGTAGAAAACATTGTAGAAGCCATACCTGACGTAGACTTACCTAGCGTAGACTTACCTAGCATTAACCTTAACTTACCGCAAGTAACTATGCCTTCGTTTATGCCCGCACAACGCGAGGCTACAAGAACTACGGACACTTTGTTTAAGGATATGTTACAGTTTGAAACTGAAATAACTGAAGCTCCACAGATACAAATACCAAAGCAGCGGCCTGCAATGCCTGTTGCACAGGTTCCAACAACACCGATGCAAGCGCAAACAAATATACTAGGACAGTTTTTACAACCAACACAACGGTTACTAACAGGAAGAAGGGTTTAATACATGACATATTTACAACTGGTAAACAGTGTACTGCGTAGACTTCGCGAAGATGAAGTTAGCACTGTATCGCAGAACAGTTACTCTAATCTTATCGGAGAGTTTGTAAACGATGCTAAACGGATTGTAGAGGATTCTTGGGACTGGTCTTCTTTACGTAATACTTTTACTGTAAACACACAAGCCAATGTTTTTAGTTACGCTTTGTCTGGTACAGGGACGGCTATTAAAACCTTGGACGTTCTTAACGACACGTCTAATTGGTTTATGCGTCAAGCTAGTTCCTCTTGGATGGACAATGCTTTTTTAAATTCAGAGCCTGCAAAAAGCGCCCCTAACTATTATTCGTGGAATGGTTTTAATGAAAATGGTTATGCCATAGTTGACATATATCCTATTCCTGATGGTGTTTATAATCTACGTTTTAACTTAGTTGCTAGAACTGCACCGTTTACATTAAATGAAGATATACTTAACGTACCCTCAGCTCCTGTAATTCAATACGCAACAGCACTTGCTGCTAGAGAGCGAGGAGAAACAGGCGGTACGTCAGCACAGGAATTGTTTGCTATTGCAGACTCTACATTATCTGACGCTATTGCTTTAGACGCTGCTAGATTCCCTTCCGAAACTGTTTGGACGACTTGCTAATGGCTCAACAATTACAGAATATAACAGTAGCTGCTCCGGGCTTTGCTGGTATTAACACACAGGACTCTCCCATTGGGATTGACCCTTCGTTTGCGTCTATCGCAGACAACTGTGTTATTGACAAGCTAGGTCGTATTGGGGCACGTAAAGGCTGGGACGAAGTTACTACCAACGGTTCCTCTGTGTTAGGTACTAGCCGTGGTATTGAAACAGTGTACGAATTTATTGACAGTTCTGGTGATAAGTATGTCATATCAGCAGGTAACAATAAATTATTTACAGGCACTACAACATTAACGGACGCTACTCCCACAGGTTATACACCTACAGCTAATAACTGGAAAGCTGTTACCTTAAACGACCATGTGTATTTGTTCCAAAGAGACCATGAGTATGTTCTCGGTACAGACCACGGTGGTTCGTTTGTATTGGAAGAACACTCGGCACACAGCCACACGACAGGTTCACCGCCAGAGGCTAATGAAGTTTTAGCAGCGTACGGTCGTCTATGGGCGGCTGACGTTACTGGTAACAAACACACAGTATACTGGTCTGACCTACTTAATGGACACCACTGGACAGGCGGTACGTCAGGCTCGTTAGACGTTACTACTGTATGGCCTACGGGGTACGATGAGATAGTGGCGTTATCGGCTCACAATGGCTTTCTAATCATCTTTGGCAGGAAGTCTATACTAGTGTACTCAGGAGCAGAGTCTCCGGCCTCTATGACCCTTGCAGACACCGTAGAGGGTATTGGTTGTATAGCTCGTGACTCAGTACAGCATACAGGCACTGACATCTTGTTCTTATCTGAAACAGGTGTGCGTAGCTTTGGCAGGACTATACAGGAAAAGTCCATGCCTATGCGTGACATCAGTAAGAATGTACGTAATGACTTGTTGTCTTTAATTCCTTTACAGACAAACCCAATCAAGTCCATGTACAGTTCTGAGGAAGCCTTCTATGTACTGACACTCCCAGACAGTAACACTGTATATTGTTTTGATATGCGGACTGCTTTACCTGATGGGTCACAAAGAGCAACTACTTGGTCAAGCCTATATCCATTATCTTTTGCTGTCTTGGAAGGCGGTACAATATACATAGGCAAGGAAGACGGCATTGTAAAGTATAACGGTTACTTAGACGGTACTGAAAAATACGAGATGCGTTATTTTAGTAACCCTATGGACTTTGGTAATACATCTAATCTCAAATTCTTAAAGAAGTTTAACTTAACTATTATCGGTGGTAACGACACACCAACTACATTAAACTGGGGATACGACTATACGGAAAGTTATACTAAACAAGCTTTTGTATTTGGTTCGAGTAGTATTGCTGAGTATGGCGTTAGCGAATACAACACAGAC